TCTAATAACTCAGTAGGATCTGCTGGACCAACATCATACTTACTAGGTTCTGGTTGCTCCTGAGTCATTCCAGCCACTGCTTGAGCGTCCAGACGGGTCTTTAGCCATACACCACCGCCAACGCCTGCTACAAGCGCTAAAATGATGGCAATGACTATAACCTTTTTCATACCCTCACACTAGCACAACAGAGGCTTTTTGTCAATACAGAACTCAGTATAACCACTGACTCACACCGCTGTGATGCGAACAAGTTCCCCTTCCAGTTGAATATGACCGCGTACCATCCCGACAGATTGCACCGCCTCTTTCCTGCTGAGATTCCATATATTCCATGTATTCATCGTTATAGTCTGGTTCTCCCTCGTCCATGGCTTCTTTGCAATTATCATTGTATATACAATCATATGCAGCTTTAGAAGTCGGTGTATATCTGACAACCTGATTGACTGGCTGTTTTACAATAGTCTCTTTGTTAGGGTGTCCAGATTTTGAGGCTTTACAGACTTGTTTTGAACCATTCTGACCTACAGTTTCTATATGACTTGTTTCATACTGAGATTTACCCTTATCTATGTTGACAGTGTCGTAATTTATAGTTTCTACTGTGCAGGGCTTGTAGTAAACTGGTGCGAAGTAGTCGTATATCTGCTGTCTAAATAAGAATCCAAACAGACCTAGCCAAAATGCTGCTACGAATAGATAACCGCCAGCGTCTACCCAATCTATACTCTTAAACCACTGTTTCATCTATCTTCTCCCACAAGATTAAATGATTTGCCATCATTATACTATAGAATGAGCAATAACACACTCTACTAAGTCTCTCTCCAAATTGTTAATCTTCGACCTCTCATTTATCGCGGAGAGGCAAAACGCGGAGAAGGGGCGAGTTTCCCCGCCCCAAATTGCTAGGCATTCTTCAGAACTTGAATAGCACCCTTTTTCTTGTTGAATACGAATGCTTCGTATACAACGCGACCAGCTACATAGTAACCGCTAGCTTCTGGACCAAATTCACCCTGCTTGTATTCAGACAGGTATTTTGGAGCTGCTGCTGCGTCTTCGTGAGTCAAAACGATAGTCGTCTTAGTTGGCATGTAGTCATCTGGAACTTCAATGATCATACAACCATCAATCTCACCGTAGTTACCATCGCGACGGCTCTTAGCAGTCATTTCGCTGGCTGGAGTGAAGTTGTCATCCTGCTTCAATAATGAGTATGCACTTGCGGCTACGAACGCAACACGACCCTTGTGAGGTACTCTAGCGTTTGTTTGAGCAGTAGTCATAGTCATAAATGTTTCATAAGCATTTGCCTTAGTAATGGTCAAAGTCTTAACTGCTGTAGTTTCAGCCGCTTTTGCTAATGCGTCAATGTTGTATTTATCCATTGTTGGGTAAATAGACTCTTCTAGAGTTGCACGCATAACTTCTTTGGTATCGAGTGAGCCATCACGTGAGAACTTAGCGTCAGCCTTATCGATTTGCTGTGAGAAGGCTTTGTCTTGAGAAGCTGTAATAACTTGTTCTTTATTGCCAGCTGCTGAGTACTTGTAGCCGAATGAACCAACACCCTGACCGCTAGCATTCTTGCTTGTAGAATAGTCATATAGAGAAGCCGCGTCTGTGCTGTACACCTTAAATGATTTAGTAGTACCACCAACAACCTCATACTTACCCTTAAAGGCAGGTGCTGTTAATGATTTAAGTGTATATCCTTTATCGAGGATTTTTGAATATGCTTGTGGCAAGTTAATAGCCATTTTATTTTTCTCCTATGGTTAGTTTTTTAGATTGAAGGATTTAATCGAAGAATCCATCTACAAATTGTTTTTCGCCTACTTCTTCTGATGTAGCCGCTCCGCCAGCATTCATTACTGCCGCGGATTGCTTTGCTCTAGATATCTTCTTACCGCCAGCTTTCAGACCTTCTTCGTAAATGCCGTGCAAGTCTGACATAAACTCATAGAGCTTTTTATCCGCCGAGATTGGCGCGCCCTCTTCGTTAAGTTGCAGATTTGCAGCACTTACGTACATGTCAGCTGCTTTTTTGGTGAAGTCTGCATTGTATTCAGGTGAAGTTTCATCGAATACAGGATAGTCTTTAAGCAGTTCTACTCTATCAAGCGACATATTGTACTGAAGGTCAGCAATATCTGCCGATATTTCGTTTAACTGCGACTGCTGTTGGTCAAGCTCCTGATTGTATAGAAGGGCTTGGATAGCAGCGTCTTGTGGGTCTAACCCTGCAGCTTCTAGTTGTTCTGGTGTTATTCGGTTTTCATTAATTGAGCTTTGTAGTTGCTTGATACCTTCGTATTCAGCTACTTCTCGCTTTAGTTCTTCCCGACGGGACACCAACCCTCGAATATCGTCATTCAGTTGAGCTTTACGCTCCTCTGCTTTTGAATATTCCGGCTTTTCTTCGGATCTCTCCTCTGTTTCTTGGGTTTCGTCTGTTTTGGACTCGCCCTCCGACTGTTCGCCTGAATCCTTATCACCCCAGAAGCCGTCTGTTAGTGATTTTTCATCAGTGTTGTCGGTTGAGTTTTGTGATGTTGACGACACATCTGCCGCACTCTGGCTTGTATTTACGTCTGTAGTGGTATTGTCCACGGTGTTTACTCCTTTATTTAGTTATTTACGACCTTTTACATCGGTGCGCAGATGAGAGCTCAGGAGGCGAACTCTTACCTGCGGAGATACTACTAAGGTCTTATCTCTACAGGTAACAACCCGCCTAGAATAACTTCTCTAGTCGATACGCTCCTTTCTCTCCAACCAAATAAACGCCTAATGGTAAAACTGCCGTTAAGCTTGGGTCATCCACGCAAATCAAAACCCTACCCTCCTGCCTGAATTCGTGGCTAGCAAGTAGTGATTCAGTCTCTAGTGGCTGTTCCAGCTTGTCTCTAACGTCCTCAGTCATTTTCTTGCACCTTGTCTGTCTGGGCTTTTATCCACGACTTAAGTTCTATAAGGTCATTCACGCGCCAACGAGCAGCTAATATCTGTACTTTTAGGGATTTCTCAGAAGTTTCAGGATTCATTGTTAATTGATTGATGTTTTGGGCTAGTTGGATTTTTTCATCAATTCCATCGAGCAAAGTTCTTAGTAGGTTAATCTCTTCTTTGGCTGCAATCCTCTCCTTACTCTCTTTAGTTTTCCGTTCTTCTGGGATATCCAAAGAAAACCCGCTGTTTGGGATTAAATCGTTATTCATATTGCTCCTCACTATCGGCTATGCCGTTATTGTTTTGGTCTACATCAATAACCAACTCTTCAGGGTCATCCACACCTGATTTGTTGATCATTCGCTTTAATAACTGGTCTTTGCGGATAATCTGTCCTAACTCAGGGTCGGATTGAGCCAACTCTAAGATTCCCTTTAAGTTCTCCATAGATTGCTCGTCATCTTTAAGCTTTGAGGTAGAAGCATCAACTTTGAACTTGAATCCTTTTAGTTTCTTGTTGTAGTCAACAACAGCCGTATCTTTGTCAAACCCAGGGTCTTCAAGTTTTCGGCGTTTAATATATTCTTGAGTGAGTTCAACATCTTTTTCGCCTTCAGACAGAGCAAAATGAACATTAAGCATAGTCTCACAGACATCACCAAACCATCCCTCGAATTGTTTGCGAAGATGATTATCACTTATACCAGTGCGCTCCTGTTGCGCCTTTACTCCGCTATCTGTCTTTGAGAATCCAGGATTTCCGACTTCAGCAGAAACACTTGTATCGTTTGAGTTGTTCAAGTTTAGGATTTGGCTCTTAATTAAACCGTAATTATTTGAGAAGTTGTTTGTTGCATTAGTCGAGATATTTGCAGGCGAGATGCTTGCGTTCTGGTCTGCGCCTAAGTCCCAGATAGCGTTTACTTTGAATCGTATAGTTGAAGTATCAAATGAGCCTCGTTTAATTAGTGGTGGGTTAAGACCCAGGGCTTGAGCGTATTGGTACATTTGCATTTCTGAATCGAGCATATTCTGAAGCCCTGCTACAAGTTCGACTGCGCCACGACCAATTGGATTGGACATATCCATATCGTGGTATATAAAGTGGATTGGAATAATGCCTCTCGGGTCTGGATTTACAGTTGAGTAGACTACTTCGTTATTGTCTGGACTATACCCGTAAAAAGTAGCTCCTACGCCCTGTTGAAATGCAAATATAATCTGTATACCGCCAGTCTCAAGACTCTTCTCTCGCTCGGCTGGTGTTTTGCTTTCGTCTGTTTTCTCTTTCGCTTCTAGCTGAGTGAGTTTATCCAGTCGCCAACCGCTCTTTATGCCGTGTTTGGCTAATTGTTTTTCGCGATAAATTAGATATTTAATATCACTTGGCTGGTACCAAGCTCGTAAGAAAATAACATTACAGTCTTTGTCATAGACTTTACCAGCCTCTAAAATAACGTCTTTGATGTAAGGTAGTTTGAAGTCTGCCCCAAAATAATTTCCGTGTTGCGTATAGAAACAGTAAGCTGGCTGAGAACCGTACGTCATAGCTTTGCTTAAAGCTCCCCAGGATTTCTGAATAACGCTTCCCGTAGTATTCGCGTTTGGTAAGATTTCTTCAGTTAAGACCAAATTAGCGATATCTGCTAGGTCTTTATCTTTGTCTAAACTAGTAACTAGTCCAGTCGGCAATTGCTGAATGACGCTTTTAGGGCGTGATTGAACATAGCTAGCTGTAGTTCCGTCCGTAACTGTAGGTAAGCCCTCTGGTATGTTTGGCTTAGGTTTATTTAGAGCGATACGCTCAAGCTCATCAATGCTAGATAGAACTGCCTTGTACTTCTGCAAACTTTCATCGTACGCGTCGCCGATGTTAGATTCGTCTATATAAGAAAAAGCCACTGGTTTCCCCCAACGTAAAAATTACTGTTACGTAATCATCACGCTGGGCTTGTTCCCAGTAGCTTGTTACACGTCTATAATATCACATTTGAATAAAAACGTCTATAGTCGTGAGTTTTTATCTAAAATAGTCTTTTTGACTAGCTGAGGTAGACCTGTCTTTTTGTCTATTCTCACGCTTAAAGATATATCCAAACACTCACCGTCCTCTGCCTGTTTTATTAAATCCTCAAACTCTTGTCTGACTTCTGTAAAGGTCGATACTTTCGATGAGATTGTAAACGAACGGATACTTTGAGCCGTCATATAATCTCTTATTTTTCGAACTTCTTCCACTTCCACACCCTCCATAGTGTATTTATTTCTTACCTCGCCGAACCTTAACTCCATAATGCAGATAACTCCCCTGAAGATTGAACGGTCGGTCTTATTTCATACTTAGGCTTTAATATACTTGATAGCTTATATCTCACAGCGTCTAGTGCGTGATCGAATCCACCTTCTGGTATGTTTATGGTCTTGCCGTCTTTGTCTGTCTGCCATAAATAATTTCTATATTCTTTAATCAAATTAACACTTCGCTTAGTCATTGAGATACTCTGCTCTTGCACATAGCCAATCCCCTGCAGAATAGAGCCACTGCCTTTTTTCGCTGCAACAACAGACAATCCGTACATCTGAAGTTCATCGATAGACTTCGGCTCTGCTGAATCTGCTACAATCACACCAAAATCTAAGTTATTCATAAATGAGGCGATTTGCTGATTGCTCATACCTTTTCTGTAAAGAACCTCATCTAAGACATATCCGCCGTTATAGTAGTAGACTGCGACTACTGCTGTAGGGTCGTTTGAATATCCAAAATCCAATCCATAACCCTCTAAACGGGCTTCGTGAGGTATTTCGTCTATAATCTTCCAGCCTTTGTATATTCTGCCCTCGACTTCACCTAATTGACCCAATCCGTAAACAGTCCACCAGTTTTTGTTTGATTTGTGAGCCTCGATGTCTTTTACGATTGTTTCAGGCAGACCTTCATTATCTTTATAAGTAACAGTAATCATTTCCACGTCATCACGTGTATTTAATAAGTCATAGAACCAGAACTCATTTGTCGGGTTCCAGTCTAACCAAATCTCTAATCTAGTACGCACTGCTAATTGGTCAAATGATTCATAGGCTACGTTGTTGCACTCGTTTATAAATAATCGGTCGCGACGTGGACCACGCACCTTACTAGGTTGGTCGGCGCTGAAAAACTCTATCTTTGAACCTGTTTCAAATGTATAAATAGAGTCTGTAGCGTTCCAAGCTGATTCTTTCCAGTAGCCGTGTTCCTGCATAATATTCTTAAAATCACGCATAGCACCTCTTTTAAGATGCGGAAATGATTCAGACACGACACTTGTTAAAGTAGGTTTCTTATCTTTTTGAGCTTTGCTAATAAGTATTTGAAGGATAGATATAGTCTTACCCGCAGAAGTTCCACCACAAACACCACGGATACGTTTTGTCATTTTAGCAAGCTTCTTTGTTGAACTGGTCAAGACGAACATTATTGTTCGCCCTCCACCAAATCACCAAGAATAGGCTTTGGTAGTTTAACGTGTAATTCTTTCTTTTCGGTTATTCGCTGTTTGAGTTTATTGTACTCTCGAATCGCTGCCATCTTAGCTTTGAAGTCTGCGTCTTGTGTGATGAGTTTCTCCATCTGTTTATCGACATACTGATCGTTCAATCCACCAGCTTCAAATAGCTCGTCTATCCTCTTAAGAATGTTACGTTTTGTCAAGAGTTCAGAAGCCCTTGTCCGTGCGGCATTATACCAATTAGGTTTTGACCGATCAGGTTCATAAGCTTCTATATAACTTTGGACACCATTACCGAAAAACTCTCTATCACTAGCATATAGTCGACAGAACTTTTCTTGCCTTGGATTCAGTCTTCTTAGCTTTTTATCCATATCCACCTCATTTTCAAAATACATAAGAACGTTTAACTTCAGAGTTGCGTTCTCTCAACTCACATACTGTACTTATATTATAACATAAAATTATTCAACAAACTCTCTCTTATTTAATTCTTACTTTTTTAGAGATTTTCTTCATATGCTATCTACACGCTAATATTCCGTCCTTTCTCTCGTATACGTACTGTAGAAGTCCCTTTGCGTTCTCGTCAATAGATTCAACGAGGGCTTCTATACAGACGGACTTGTAGCCATTATAAAGTTCCATAAAAGATTCATCAATTGGGTGTTCTGCTCCTTTTCTTTGATTTGGTCGTTTCGGTATAATCTCATCAGTATCATCTCTAATTATTAAATCCACTCCTTCTGAATAGTAGCCGTTCTGCTCGCTACGTGCCTGAGCCCATTTCGGTATGCCATGTATATCTTTAATGCTGAACCCGTCATCTCCAATTTTTATGGCTTTTGCAAACTCTTTGGCGGTCATTGTCGGAAACTCATCTCCTACAAGAAACTGTTCAAAGTCAAGATAGTTAATTTCGCAACATCTTTGGTCGTGGTAACTCTCAACGATAAGACCGTTGTCAAACTTTAATGTTCCTTCTTCAGATAAGATTACTTTCATATCGCCTCCTTATTGCCTTTACGCTGGTTACAATTTTTATGTGCTAACTGACAATTCTCAATCGTCGTCAAACCTCCCTTACTGACTGGTATGATATGGTCAATCGTGCAATCCTTCATTGTTTCAATCGGTTTGTTGCAGAGCGAGCATATTGCTCCATTGTTGTTTATTAACTGTTTACGGATAAATTGCGTAGTGCGAACTTCTTTTCTGCTGTAAACTTCTGATGTCGGTATTTTACAATTACGTCCTTTAATCTTACGTTTCATATTTTATCTCCTCAACCGTAGAACTGGTTGGCTATATAAGCTGATGATTTGACGAGTTTTAATTTCCTCACATTCGAGGTAATTAGGTTTCGTAAAGTCACATCACATGCTACGAAGTTTTCTATCAATAAGCAGATACCCCTAAGCTCATGATTAGGTACTTATTTTCAAGATAGCGTCTACCTTTTCCGCCACTTATATAGCCAGTTGACAACACCAATTTGTATATCATTAAGTGAGTTAATTACTTTAAGGTTTGATGTTGCCAGTTGATAGCACCAGATTGAGCCGATTTCCACCTGCGCTCAATTCTATAGGCAAATGAAAAGCCTAGACACTAATGCTACCAGTTGAACAGACGACTCGGGCGGGCAAAATAGTCATCTGTCCAGTTCTACGGTTGAATTGTTAATGTTCTACTGGGTACAAATCGTACCCGTTTTATTTACGTTTACTGATGCGACCACCTTTTTTACCTGCACACTTCTTTACGAAATGAGGACCGTCGATTAGGTCGCAATCGCATTCAATGTCTTGTGCAAATCCCTTGTAACTTCCGTGACTTGCAAATGTAGCAGAGCCGCCCTTTCGTCCGATTTCAGCATAAAAGTTCGGGTTGCTTGATAAGTTTTTCTGAGCGGCTTTTAAGCCTCCAGCCTTTGTTCCTGGCATTGTTTCCTCCTTACCCCCCCGTAGGGTACATTTAGCTTTCATTTGTATCTGACGGGTCTCTCCACTCGTC